ACCGTCGGCGTCAGCCGATGCCATGCACGTCACGTTTCCTGACGGCGCGGTGATCGAATACGAACCCAAAACCGGCGCGCTGCTGGCTACCGGCATCAAGTCTGCCACGGTAAACGCGTCGGAAAAAATCGCGGCTACTGCACCGGATATCACCTGTACGGCATCAACCCGTATCACCCTCGACACGCCGGAAGTGGTCTGCACCAAAAAGCTCACCACGGGCAGCCTGGAGGTGAAACAGGGCGGCACGATGACCGGCAACATCACCCATTCCGGCGGCAGCCTGACGTCAAACGGCATTGTCGTTCATACCCATAAACACGGTGGCGTCCAGACGGGCGGCGGACAGACGCAGGTGCCTTCATGAGTAATGCAAAATACATCGGCCTGGCTCGCGACACGGGGCGCAGCGTCGAAGACCTGGCGCACATTCAGCAGTCGGTCAGCGACATTCTGCGCACGCCCGTTGGTTCGCGCGTCATGCGCCGTGACTATGGTTCACTGCTATCGATACTGACTGACCGCCCGCAGAATGCGGCGCTGCGCCTGCAAATCATGGCGGCCTGTTACAGCGCGATCCTCAAATGGGAGCCACGCCTCAGCCTGACCGGCATCACCTTTGAAACGACGTTCGACGGGAAAGCGGTGGTTGAACTCACCGGCACCCGCAAAGACACGTCAGCCGCCATTTCCTTAACCCTACCCGTGAGCTGAATGATGGCAACTATCGACCTGAGCCAGTTACCCGCCCCCGACGTGGTGGAGGTACTGGATTACGAAACCCTCCTGGCGGAGCGCAAAGCCACGCTGGTCTCGCTGTACCCCGAAGACCAGCAGACCGCCATCGCCCGCACGCTAACCCTGGAGTCTGAGCCGATTGTGAAGCTGCTGGAGGAGAACGCTTACCGCGAAGTGATCCTGCGTCAGCGGGTCAATGAGGCGGCGCAGGCGGTGATGCTGGCCTATGCCACCGGCACTGATCTGGACAATATCGCGGCGACGTTCAGCGTGGAGCGCCTGACCATCACCCCTGCGGATACGGTCAGCGTGCCTGCTGTCGCAGCAGTGATGGAAAGCGATGCGGATTTGCGCATCCGGGCGCAGCAGGCGTTTGAAGGGCTGAGCGTCGCCGGTCCGGTCGGTTCCTATGAGTATCACGGGCGCTCGGCTGACGGGCGGGTGGCGGATATTTCGGTCATCAGTCCGTCGCCTGCCTGCGTGACGATTTCCGTGCTGGCACAGACCGGCAACGGCACCGCCCCCGCTGACCTGCTGGCGGTGGTGCAGGCCGCGCTCAATGACGAGAACGTCCGCCCCGTGGCCGACCGCGTGACCGTCCAGTCTGCCACCGTGGTCAATTACACCATTGACGCCGTGCTGTATCTGTTTCCGGGGCCGGAAGCTGAACCTATCCGCGAAGCCGCCGAAGCCAAGCTTATCGCCTACACCACCGCGCAGCACCGGTTAGGCCGCGACATCCGGCTGTCCGCCATTTATGCCGCGCTGCACGTTGAAGGCGTGCAGCGGGTGGAGCTGAAAAGCCCCGCCGCTGACATCGAGCTGGATAAAACGCAGGCGTCATTCTGCACCGCGTACACCCTGAAAGTGGGCGGCTACGATGAGTGATCGCCTGCTGCCCGTCGGTTCATCCGCGCTGGAGGTTGCCGCCGCCGAGGCCTGCGCCGCGCTTGAAAACGTGCCGGTGCCGCTGCGGCAGCTCTGGGATCCGCTGACCTGTCCGGCGAAGTTTTTGCCTTACCTGGCGTGGGCGCTGTCGGTTGACCGCTGGGATGAAAACTGGCCTGTCGCGACTAAGCGCCGCGTGATTCAGTCGGCCTGGTTCATTCACTGCCATAAGGGAACCATCGGAGCCATCCGGCGCGTGGTGGAGCCGCTCGGCTACCTGATTAACGTGACCGAGTGGTGGGAAACGAATGACGAACCCGGCACGTTTCGCCTGGATATTGGCGTGCTGGAAACCGGCATCACCGAAGACATGTATTTAGAGATGGAAAGGCTGATTGCCGACGCCAAACCGGCCAGCCGCCATCTGATTGGTCTGACCATCACCCAGGACATTAAAGGCGACGTTTACACCGGCGCGGCGCACTACCTGGGCGAACTGCTGACCGTTTACCCCGCATAAGAGGACGATATGAGCACATTTAAATCCGTTGTCACCACGCTCGGGCAGTCGCGCATTGCGGCTACCATTGCGGCGGGGACTGACATCAACATCACGCAGCTTGCCGTCGGTGACGGCAACGGCAAGGCAACCACGCCGGTTGCCACGCAGACTAAGCTGGTTAAAGAGGTGTACCGCACGCCGCTCAACTCTTTAAAGCTGGACCCGACTCACGGCAACTGGGTGATTGCTGAGGCGGTGATTACTGCGAGCGTCGGCGGTTTCTGGATGCGTGAAATGGGTCTGTTTGCTGACGACGGCACGCTGATTGCCGTGTGCAACATGGCGGACACTTACAAGCCCACTTTGGCGGAAGGTTCAGGCCGCACGCAGACGTTGCGCATGGTGATTGCGGTCAGCAACACCGAAGCCATCAGCCTGCTGATTGACGACTCGGTGATTATGGCCACCGAGCAGTATGTGAATGACCTGCTGGCCGCACATGAAAAATCCCGCAACCACCCCGACGGCACGCTGACGGCAAAAGGTTTTGTTCAGCTCAGCAGCGCGGTCAGCAGTACCAGCGAAGTTCTGGCCGCCACGCCCAAAGCGGTCAAGACCGCCAACGACAATGCCAACACCCGCGTACCGTCCACACGCAAGGTGAACAATAAAGCGCTGAGCGATGACGTTACCCTGACGGCGGCGGACGTGGGGGCGCTGCCTGTCGCGTCCGCCGTGCTCGGCACCGCGAATATCAACACGCTGAATCTGGCAAAAATCGGGGTTTACGTGCAGAGCACCGGTGCGAATGCCACCGTCGCCAATGGCTATCCGGCAGGCTCCCAGGCGGCGGGCGTGCTGGAAGTGATCCCCGCGTCCTGGACGGGCGGCGTGCTGCAGCGTTACACCGTGCAAAACACCGGCATGGTGTGGACGCGTGCGCTCAATGCGTCCTGGAATGGCACTGACGGACCCTGGCGTGACTGGGTGCAGGCCAGCGCGGTGAATTCCGTCACGGTGCCGTCGGCCATCCTGACAACCACGGATATCAATACCCTGGGCTTTGCCAGCGGAGCCGGAAGCGCCGCCCTGTACGCGCAGCCTAAAAATGCCAACGCCACGGCGGCGCTGCACTATCCGCAAGGCATCGCAGGCACGCTGTACGTCACACCGAGCGCCTACGGGTGCCAGCAGATGTACGTCACGTTCACCGGCAATATCTGGAATCGCGGACTGTCCGCTGACTGGAACGGCGTGGATGGTCCCTGGAAAGATTGGGTGCCGACGTACAGCGCGAATAACAAACCCACCGCCGCCGACGTGGGGGCATGGACGGCTGCGCAAAGCGCCGCCAGTGAAAAGGCGCTGGCGGATGAGGTGGCGACGGCGTTTAAAATTCGCGCCAATTTAACCGCGACAGATTCCCCCAACGCGCTGCATGGCACGGCCATGCTCGGGCATTACGGCGTGCCCGGTGCCGCCGCCGCGACCACGGACAAAGGCTACCCGATGAACGGTTTTGTTGGTGTGATTTTCGTGACCTGGGGACCGAATGCGACGCAGCAAATTGCCTTTAACAATAACGGACGACAGTTTACCCGTGGCGCGTCGGGGGCGTGGAACGGCGTCGATGGTCCGTGGACTAACTGGAATGAAATTTACTGCCAGGCGAACAAACCGACACCGGCAGACGTGGGCGCATTACCGGCGGGTGGGACGGCCGTCGCAGCGACAAAACTCGCGGCTGCCCGCAAAATTGCCGGTGTGGCCTTTGATGGCACGTCGGATATCGGCCTTAGTGCGGCAAACGTGGGGGCACTTCCTGCAAATGGCACAGCCGTTGCCGCGACCAAACTTGCCACCGCCCGCAAGATTGCCGGTGTGGCGTTTGATGGCACCCAGGATATCGGGCTGAATGCCGATGATGTGGGCGCATTTCCCCGCGTGGGCGGTGATGTCAACGGTCGCGTCACGGCGAATTATCTCCGGGCGATAACCATCCCGCACCCTGGCGACGGGCAAGGGACCTATTTAGGCTGGAACGAAAGCGGCGGCCAGGGCGAATCTAACTTTGTGAATAACCGGGGCGGCGGCGTAGGTGGGTTCAAATTCCGCATCGTCAACCAGGGCAATACGGTACAAACCGGCGAGATGACCCTGTCCGGCAACGGCGACAGCAATACGTCCGGCACCGTGAACGAGATGGGGCAGCGCGTTTTCAGCCCCAATAACCGGCAGCCGGTCAATTCTAATACCGCCAATCTCGGCGGCGGCTGGTGGCGCTGCGGTGACACAGGAATGATTAAGCAGTGGGGCGTCGTCAACAAAGGGAGTCGCGGCTGGTCAACGGTGAATTTCCCCATTCCCTTCCCCAACACCTGCGTCAACGTCCAGGTGACCGCCATCAATGGCGGCGGCGGGACGTTCAATGACAACTTTGGTACGGCGCAAATTATCAATAACATCGGTTTCACCTGCGGCCAGGACAGCGGCGGCAGTTACTGGGAAGCCACCGGCTGGTAAGGGAAAATAATGAGCAACTATTACAGCGCAGT